ACTACTGGCAGATATAGCTGCTGTGTATGTTGTTGCCGTGTCAGGTGTAACCGCAGCCTATTTTGGTTTTACAAATATGGGGAGTAACAAATAATGTTACAGTTTTTAACACCACTAGCAAGTTTGGCAGGGTCATGGATTGATGCCAAGACTACAAAGCAAGCTGCTGAAGCCAAGTTAAAGCTTACAGAAGCCGAAGCGAAAGCTAAGATATTATTATCTGAAAAGACGTCTGTGGCTGATTGGGAACGCGTCATGGCGGAGAACAGCGGTTCAAGCTGGAAAGACGAATTTTTCGTTATTGTGTTGTCAATTCCACTTGTGCTTGCATTTATTCCGGGTGCAGAGGGTATTGTAGATAGAGGCTTTGAACAGCTTCATAAAGCACCAGACTGGTATTTTTACAGCTTGGGTATTGCAATTTCAGCCTCTTTCGGTGTGAAAGGGTACAAACAGTTCGTTAGGAAAAAATAATGGCGTTTGAAGCATTAAAACAGTTACAGGAGAAGTGTGGTGTATCGCCTGATGGTGCGTTTGGTCCCAATACAGCAAAGGCAATAGTAACACACTACGAGTTGTCTCCAGAAAGAGGCGCACATTTGCTAGGGCAGGTGGTACATGAAAGCGGTACGTTTAGATACACAAGAGAGAACCTAAACTACTCCGTAGAGGCTATGATGAAAGTATGGCCTAGCCGTTTCCCTACAGAAGAGAGCGCGGAGCCGTTTGCCAAAAACCCAAAAGCACTGGCTGAGAACGTGTATTTTGGCAGGATGGGGAACGACACGAAAGAAAAATCTAGCGCCTACATAGGCCGAGGATTTTTACAATTAACCGGATATAACAACGTCCGAGCCTTTGCTTCAGACATGCGTGTACCAGAAGTTCTAGAAAATCCAAAGCTACTAGAAGAAGACTATGCAATGGACACGGCTCTGTGGTTCTTTAAGAAGAATAACTTATGGAAAATATGTGACGAAGGTGTCAACGATGACGCTATAAAAAAACTGACTAAACGTATAAATGGTGGTTATACTGGATTAGACCATCGTAAGAAAGAAACAAAGAAGATTTATGAGTGGATATCTTAGCACACAGATGCTATTATACACACAGACTTGTTGGAGATTAATATGGTACTTCCCCTTTTAGGTAGCTTTTTAGGTTCAGCACTATTGCCGAGTTTAGCAGGTACGGGGGTAACAGCGATGCTGGCAAACCCTGTTGTAGCAGGAGCTTTTGGTTCTGGAATCGGTAGTTTATTACAAGGGGATTCTTTTGAGGAAGCTCTAGGTACAGGTCTTACTTCTTACTTTGGTGGTAAATTACTAGGTGGTTTGTCAAAACCTGTGGCTACATCTGCACAAGCAAGTTCTGCGGCTCTAGATGCAGGTCTACGAAAAGCACCTGAAGGTTTTATGCAATTAGCCGAAAACTTAGGCGGAGATACTACTGCAGGTTTCGCTACAAAGTTGGCAGTACCTACAGGAACTCCTACAACGCTGTTTGATAAGGGGCTTGGAAAAGAAGGTTTACAATCAGCAGGGCAAAACATAATGGGCGCTCTGTCACAAGGCGCTAAAACAGCAATGGCTAACCCACTAGCTGCAGCAGGTACAGCAGGTGGCGCAATGTTTGCCGATGCTTCTAATCAACAAGGTAATGACATGGCTGCAAGAACACCTTTTCAGCCTAGAGAAACAGTACCTATCCAACAAAACATAAATACACCTTTTGCAGGATATAGGCCGGGTGTAGACCCAGAATTTAACTATGGTTTTGCAAATCCATCGGCAGGTGAGTTAGAAACACGGTATTTAAATCAAGGCGGTATGACAGATTATGTAAACCCCACGATGTTGTCTGAGGGTGGCCTAGCTACTTTTGCCAAAGGCGGAGACATGCCAGAAGAACAAATGAACATGCCTGACGTTAACGAAAAAGACATTATCGTAAACGCTGTAAACGCCCTAAAAGGTAATATACCTGAAAAGCAAGCGTCTGTAGCACTTGCTATGTTTGTAAATGAATACGGCGAAGAGGCGCTAAAAGACTTAGTCACAGACGTACGTGACGGTGAGTATGACAATGTAACTGGGAAAATGGATGGGCAAGTACAAGGTGGTGGTGACGGTATGAGCGACTCAGTACCTGCAACCATAGACGGACAACAAGACTTACTAGCCAGTAAAGACGAGTATATGGTAGATGCTCCAACAGTTGCTATGATAGGCAATGGCTCTAGTGATGCAGGAGCAAAGAAACTAGACAAGATGCGAGAAGAAGTTAGAAAAGCAGCAACAGGCTCACGTATACAACCAAAACAAATAGACGCCGAAGGTATTATGAGTAAAGCTTTAGCATGAAAGACGTACAAACAGGTTTGATATTTTCTCCAATACCAAAGGATTACGCCGCTGCTATATGGCCTAATGTAGCTAAAGTATTAAAGCGATCTGTTTTTACGGCAAAAGGTAAGTATGAAGTAAACGATGTGCTAGGATGCATATTAAAAGACGAGTTAGTGTTATGGACTGTGATAGACACTGCTGATGATGAAGTTGTAGCAGCTATAACAACTAGGCTTATTGAGTATCCGCAGGGTAACGCTATGGCTATGGACTGGATAGGCGGCACAAGAATGAAAGAATGGCTACCTATGGCGCATGAAAGAATAACTAACTATGCTAGAATCCATAATTGCAGGTATTTAGAAGGTTACGGTAGAGAAGGTTGGGGTCGTTGGCTTAGAAAATATGGATGGAAGCCAGACTATATTGCTTATAAGATGGAGATAGACTAATGGGCAAGGGTAATAAACAAGCGCAGTCTAGTACGCAGACGAACATTACTGAGTTACCGGAGTATGCACGTCCGTATGTAGACAACCTTTTAAAGCGTACAGAAGCCGAGTCTCTTAACCAATATCAGCCCTATCAAGGTCAAAGGTTAGCTCAGTCTGGAGACTTTCAAGACATAACTGACTCTAGAAACATGGTGCGAGACGTAGCGCGACAAGGGCTTCCTGAACTAGATGAAGCAATCAGTGGTATGCGAGACATATCACGGCGCGGTCAATTTACAGGACAAGTAGCAGATTATTATATGAACCCCTACATGGAGAACGTTGTTGGTAGGCAGAAGGATTCCGCAATACAAGATTTTAACCGTATGGGCGCAGCTAGAAATGCTCAAGCCGTAAATGCGGGGGCGTTCGGTGGTTCCAGACAGGGCGTAAATGATTACCTAGCACAAGAGGGTCTGTCTCAACAGCTAGGCGACATTGATGCTGCAGGTAGAGAGGCGGCGTTTAGAGATGCTAGAGCAGGATTTGATGCAGACAGGTCTGTAGGTATGACAGGTCTCGGACAGTTAGCTACAATGGGTGGGTCGCGCAGAGCAGCAGATATTCAAGGCGCACAGCTACTAGAAGGCATAGGTAAACAGCAGCTAGGTGAGCAACAGGCAGGTATGGATATGGGGTATCAAGACTTCCTAACGCAACAAAACTTTAACAAAGATCAGTTAGGTTTCTTGTCTAACATACTGCAAGGTGTACCAATAGCACCGAATAAAGAAGTATCTAACTTCCAAAACTACAACCCGATGCAGCAAGCACTAGGTGCAGGTATAGCAGGGTTAGGTCTCTATCGTGGGATGATGTAATGCGAAATATTATACAGCAGCAAGACGATCTAAAAAACTTACCACAACAACAGCTCGTCAGGGCAATGCAAAGTGGTACATACCCACAGTTTCTTGTACTTAGTGAGATAAACCGCAGAAAACGTATGACCGATGATCAAGCGCGAAGAGAAGCGGCTGACGATACAAACACCGTTGCTCAAGAAGTAGTCAACGCTGCAGGAGTGCCACAAGGCGGTATAGCACAATTAGCTAGTGCCATGAATGCAAAGACGGACAACACACAGAATACAGGTGTCAAACAAATGGCAGAAGGCGGTGTAGTAAAGATGCAAACTGCGGGTAAGCCACCCTCGTTAATGAGTAATATTATGTCTCTAATGAACCCGTATAGCGTCAATAATATAACAGACTACAATCCAAGAGTATTAAAAGAACCTGAAATGACAGGTTTAGAAGCGATGGAGACAATACCCCCAGACGCTGCAAGAGCTTTAGAGATATCTAAAAAACTAAAAGTAGGTAGAGGCGTCAAAAAAGCCTTGAAAGAAGTGGGATTAACGGGTGTAGAAGCAGCAAATCTAATATTAGGGGCAGGGGCGTATTTAACCCTAGATACCGCGTACAAAAGTTTAAACGTTTTAAGTACTCTGTTTCCTCAAGAGGAAGCAAAAGTAATTCTTGATCTAGCACAGACCCTAGAAGATGGACAAGCAGATATACTGTTCAAAAAACATGGTAATTGGCTACAACGAAATCTCCCTAGACTTAACCCTAATTTTGCTTACACCTTTGATGACAGAGAAAAAGCAGCGGAAGCGCTTAGTGTAGAAGAATTAGAAGCTATTAGGAAGAGTTCAGAAGCTGCCATTGCTAAAGCAGATACTTATGATGCGTTTGGTGATAAGCCCGTTACATCACTATTTGCAGAAGGCACACCTTCTGAGTTCTTAAAAGGTACACCGACAGGCCCTATAAAACCTTTACCTGTTGGTCCAAAAGATAGTTTTGACGAATTTGGAAACCCCGTACACTCTATATTTACTAGCGGCTTTCCTCGTAAGCTTGATCAGGTTGGCTCTCCAAAGACTGACGCGCCCGTTGGGTTTACAACAGGTCAACGTATAGCACCGGGGGCAGACGTGTTTCCCGTTGGACCCGGAGTTGGAGTTGCACCAGAATCCGCAGTCCGACCAAGCGTAGCTGAAGAAATCTCACGATTGGGTGGTCCAGCTCAGACTAATGTATCACAACCACCAGCTATCAATCTCGAGGGAGATTCAGATGATACACTATTCGCCAATATAGTCAGCGCGGATGAACCGTTTAAGTTAGGTGGTAAGGCACTAGAAGAGGCAGAAGCTAAAAAGGCAGCGCAGATTAAAGAGTTACTCGCTTCTGAAGCAACAGACCTTCCTTTTGTTTATGGGCCAGAAGAGATGTCAATGATGACCCACCCCAGAGCCAGAGCTAAGATTAAAGAGGGTGGGACTTATAGACCAGATCTTAATAACGAACTTGCTATGACACAAGCAGGTCTTACACCTAAAACTGATCTTGAATCTCTAAACTTCGGTGATCGTTTCCTTGGCTCCAAGCGTAGTTTTGATGAATTTGGAGACCCTAAAATTTTAAACGAAAGTCCATTTAGTGTAAACGAGCTAATACCAGCCATAGCAAGGAGTCAACTACCAAACTATGGCGATGCTATGGCTGACTTATCAGGTAGGGCGGCAGACTATTTCAAAGATGCACGGTTAGGTGACCTCGATCAAAGTCCGGAAGAGGTATACGGCGATCCTTCTACTGCGTATCTACCATCATCCGTGCGAGATTATTTTGCACAAACAATAGAAAATCAACAAAAGGCTATGCCCGGTGGGGGAGGTCGTTCAGGTCTTGGAGCGTTGTTCGCGCAGACACTAGAAAATCAACAAGAAGGCATACCCGGTGGAGCTGATCCGAATGCTAAACCTACTCTCCAGTCTAGGTTCGATAGGGCTAGACTGTATCTTGAAGGCTTGGGTGAAGATATGAGCGGTATGACACAAGAAGATGTCATCAATTTTGCTAAAAAAGCTGGGATGAAAAGTTTAGAAGTCCTTGATCAAGTCACTGATTTTGGCGCAGAAAAAATTAACGAGTTTCAAGAATTTCAACGAAATCGAAAAGATGAGAATGCAGCAAGACTTAGAGAAGAGAACCTATCGCCATCAGATCCAGAAAAAACAAGTGAAAATACTGAGGTAAATGAACTAATCGAGATGCTTAAAACACAACAGGCCGCTACAGCTAAACAGTCTGGGGCATCTAGCGCAGCCTTGTCTGAGTACCTTGGTGGTCTGGAAAAAGATAAAGAGTTTGATAAAGCTATGGCTTTGGCTAACGCAGGTGCAGCACTTATGATGCCTTCTGCTACGATTGGCGAGGGCGCTGCTAAAGCTATAAAAGCAGGAACAAGTACGCTACAAAAAGGTAAAAATAGCTACAACAAGAACAAACTACAGGTACTTGCACTTCAAGGACGTATAGATGCAGCTAAAGCCGCCGCCGCGAGCAGATCCGCAGTAACAGGAGCAACACTGTCTTCTCGTATCCTACTCTCACAAAGAGAAGCGCTACAAAAGCAGCTTGAGATAATAGCTCCGATGGGTATAGCACCAGACGGACGCGCTGCGGATAAGGCTGACGAGTTAAAACGGCAAATTAAAGAAAAAGACGATCAGTTAAACGCCATGATAATGACTGCGTCTCTTGAACGCACAAGCCCTAGCAGCGATAATATATATGCAAACTATAATCTAACGAGTTAACGAGGTAGCTATATGGGTAACATCGTCCAAGCTAGTGAACTTAGTGGTCGTAAATACAGTTTTACTATTACTGGGGATGAACCTACCGCGAGTGAACAGCAGCAGATCGATGCTATAATCAGGCAAAACGACACGCAGTTTGCAGCGGAATACGAAGCTGAATATGGGCAATCACCCACACCTGATGAAGGCTCTGGGTTTTCTAATCAGGTAGGTGAGTTCTTCAAAGGTATAGGTCGAGGCGGTGTAGGCCTTGCTGAAACATCAGGGCTTGGTACTACAGCGTTGCTAGGCAAGTATGGAATAATAGAAGACGATACAGAGAAGGACGCATCAGAATTTATTAAAAGCTTATCTTACGGTGTACAACGAAAGATACAACCAGATCTTGGTTTAGAAGGCTCGAAAGCAGGTAAGTTTGGTGAGACGTTAGGGTCTGTAGCGGGTACGTATGCCCCTGCGTTTATACCTTATGTTGGTATACCGTTAGCATTTGGTACAGCAATTACAGCGGGTAGTGGTGAAGCAAGTGAAAGAGCATTAGCCGCAGGTGCTACTGACGCCGAGCGCGATCTGGCTATCGATCAAGGTGCGGGTGTAGGTGCTACTGAACTTATTCCTTTTGCTGGCCCTATAATGAAACGTATAAAAAATACAGGCGGCTTTAGCAGAATAAAACGCGCACTTATACAGGGTGGTATGGAGGGCGCACAAGAAGCGGCGGCAAACGTACTGCAGAACCTTATAGAGCAAGGATATAATCTAGAACAAGAGCTTGGAGAAGGTAACCTAGAAGCAGCAGGTTATGGTGGAGCTGCAGGTGGTACTGTGCAATTATTAGTTGACCTAGTAAGACCCGGACGAGCGCGTGGCACTGTTAGCTTTGATGAAACTATTGGAGGCTCCACTGCTTCGGCAAGTGGTCAAGTACAAGAACAGGAGGCAGGAGATGCAACTGATACCACTGATACCACCGCAGATGATGCTGACAGCGCAGGAACTGGAACAGGCGATGGAAGTGGTGAATCTAGCGTGGCTGGAGGCGAAGGGGTTGGAAGTGGAGCTGAGAGTACCGAAAGCATTGTATCACCTGACGATGGACCAGTGGGAGGAGGTGTGTTGCCTACTGATGGTGCTACAGACACAACAGGAGATAGCGCAGATACACTAGCCGCACGAGCAATCGCTAACGACCCAGAAGTTTTAGAGCAAAGCGAAGATTTTATACGTGAGGAGCTAGATGCAAAATACTCCCCAGAGATTATAGATGCAATAATAGCAAGACGCCGTTTATCAGGTGTGCCAACTGGAGGTGTAAAATCAGAAACAATAACCGAGCAAATAAAAGATAAGGCTAAAGTACAAAGTGTAGAGGAAGAAGCCAAAGAGAAAGAGGAAGAGACAGAGGAAGAAGCCACAGACGAATCTGTAGATATGAGTGGTCTGGTTGGTAAGAAAGGCGATGCAGAGTTAGATGACACTATAGAAGCAGCTACAGACAAGTCTAAGGCTAAAGATGGACCTGCCCCTGCAGCAGCAGGTAAGGTAGGTGAAAAGAATAACTTTAATGAGATAACGACAAATACCCTATTGTCACAGGCGACAACCATCAATGGTCCACAAGGCACTAGGTTCATAGACCCCAACGACCCCGCAGGGTTACAGAATGATCTGATAATGCAACAAGCAGAACGCGATGTCCTTGTTGGTAAATTCGCGGGGTGGAAACAGAAAAACCCAGAATTAGGGGCTTTCCATGATGAACTTGTTGGTGACAGAGAAGCGTCAAGCCTAGAAAACTATCTTGATACAAAAGATCTCGTAACCCTTAATAGATTATCAAGAAAATACGAACGGCAAAACGACCCTGATGAGGTTGCTCTAACATCTGAAGAACAAGCCGCATTTACTTTCTTTGAGAGGTTTGAACGACCTGAGACAGCTTTAGATGAGATAGCCTCACGCACACAGATAAGAGTAGGTGATACTGCACCTGCGGCTGTAGGTGGGACACTTGGGGGGATGTCGATAACTAAGGAATCTGGTGAGGGTCAAGCCGCCCGTGCCGCTGCGTTTGCAGAGCCTTTCGATCAAGACACAGCAAAATTAGCAGAGAAGTGGGTTACTAGTAACCTGTCTCCAGAAGCTACTAAACGTTACAACGAACAGAAGGCTGATGTATTAGAACGTCTAAACCCAAAAAGTCGTAAGCAGTATAAGATTAAGACAAAACTACAGGATGTAGAGCCTAGACCTGTTGGTCGTGATCCTGAGACAGCAGCAGCACAGGCTGAATGGGATACTCAGTTCGCAGATGCGTACACTAGAGATGGTAAACCCAAACCTACGCAAGCCGAAGCAATGGCAGCTAAAGTAAAGAAAGACGAGGCAGAAGCAAAAGATACTCTAAACGATCAGTTAGAAAGAGAGCAAGTAGAACAAGAAAGACAAGAAAGACTAGCAACTGGTATCTCATTACCTTCAGAGATAGAAGGACTAAGCACAGACGTAGTGGATTTAGATACAGAGTCTGCGCTATCTAAACTAGACAGGACAGAGTTTCTCACGAAAGCAGAAGAGCGTTCATTAAACTTTAAGACTGCTAACAGAGCTAATGACGAAAACGCTCTCCGTGCGATGGAAAAGCTAGAGTTTAGAAGGAACTCTATGCGGGCGAAGTACAGAGAAGACAAAAATTTATTAGCGAGTTTATATGGAGAAGGGCTTACTTACGAAGACCTAACTCAGGACAGAGACGTTTCTCTAGGTCTTCCAGACTTGTTTAACAAAAAAGATGCTCTCTTCACTCAATTTGTTACGGATCGAAATCGACCTTTAGATCCTACAGTCATGACTATGTTAGAGGACAACAATTTAGCTGATGCACTAAGACGGTATGCTGCAGACGCAAACCCCGCCTCTAGGATGTTTGCAAAAACTTTTGCTAAGTATGCAGGGAACACTCAAGTACGTTTTGAGAATAAAGGCGAACAGATAGCAGGATTGTTTAATCCTAAAACAAATACAATAACCTTTAATACCAACGTACCAACGACAGAACACACATTCCTACATGAAGCGGGTCACGCTGTTATGTCTTCGTATATAGCAAACAATCCACAATCCGCGCCTGTGCAGACACTTCGTAAGATATACAACGATGTCAAAGAAGCTTTTCCTAGTGCCTATAACTTTGATGAGTTTGTTGCTGAGTTACCTTCGAACCAACAGATGCGGTCTACTCTGTCTGAACTATTAGACCCTAACAGATACGGCACAGCCTATCAAAGACTTCTAGAAGCAGTACGCCGTATATTTCAAAGGATCGGATTTGAGCTTGGTGGTAAACCTCCAGTACAGAAGTCTTTGTTAGAAGTAATAGACCCGCTTGTATATAAACTCATGGAACCTGCACCGACTTCTAGAGATGCTGCTCCATTGTTTCAGATTGCTCACAACCCCAATGCAGTAGATCGACTGTTCCAAGACGCAACGACAAACAGTCCTGTGTTTGATGAAACAGCGTATAATAAATTTGATGAGTTAACAAAACAGACACCTAAAGACTGGAGTCAAGACAAACTAGGAACGTTTAAAGGATGGGTGTTAAAAGCTACTCCTCTACATTACGTCACAAGAATGGCTGAGAAATTCTCACCTAGCGCAGCAAGTATAAATAATCTAGTAAACCAGTCAGGCGGAGAACTACAGTCGGGTTATGATAAAGTAAATCAAGTAAATGATGGGATTGTTAAGTGGGCTAACAAGTCTAGTAAAAAGAATATAGCTGCATGGAACCGTATAAATAACGTAGGTACTTCTTATCAAGTAAATCCTGCGCTTTCAGAGACAGAAGCTAGGGATAAGTACGCTCCTGATGTGTATAAAGTATATGAGATAGCACGAAAAGATTATAAGAGACTACAACGCGTAGATAGGGGTGAGCCTATACGCCTTTATCATCAGTCTCAGAATATGTTTAAGGGTTTAGTAGAAGATGTCATTAATGCTGTAGACACACGCTTAGAGGCATCTGGCGTACCAGAACAATCTAGGGCTGCTATACGAGATACTTTCTACACTAACTTAATAAAAAAAGGTAAGTTAGAGCCTTATACCCCATTGCAGCGTGAACCCGGCGATTATTGGTTAGCTCTTAATGCTATCGACCCACTAACAGGGCGCATAGAAAGGTACACAGACTCGTTTCAAGGGGAACAGGCCAGAGATCGAGCTAGAGAAGTCATAGTAGCAGACGCTAGACAAAACATACTAAACGCTCCAGAGGGTTCTAGCGCAAGGATTGCTCTCGAATCCCGTACTCAAGGTATGTCTCAGATGTCTGAAACAGATGCACTAAACGATATACTTGCTGTAGAATCTACACAAGAACTAGACGCTACAAGTTTTATGAGACGTGCGCCAAACGCATCTTTTGTCAACGAATTAATGTCTAAGCTAGAAAGCAGTGGTGAGCTATCTGCTGATACAAAGAACGAGATAGCTGATGTCATACTTAAAACATTACCTGAAACATCATACTTACAATCGTTTAGGATGCGTAAGGGTGGTGACCTTATCAAAGCGCGTATGGGGTATAATGAAGATTCTATAAAGGCTATCTCGGATCGCTCACGGTCTTTAATACGACAGACTGTCAACATAAAATATAAGGCAAAGATGCAGCAAGCACTTGGCAAAGTCGAAAAAGAAATGAACGAGAGCGGTGGTAATCGTATAGACAAAAACGAACTTCTTAACTCTCTACGTGAGACAGTAAAAGATGGACCAATACCAGAACGTAGTAGGGCGTCTAGAGCTTTAACAGGTTTTGGATTTAATATGACACTCGGTATGAACATATCAGGTGGGCTTGTTAATTTGACACAAATACCACTAGTTACTCTTCCATACCTTGGCGCTAAATATGGGTATCCAACCACTATGAGAGGTATAAAAGGTGCTATGTCTCTTATGAAAAATAGTGGCGGCACTCGTACAATTATGGGTTACGGCACAGATGCCAACAATCAACCTATTGAGACTGAAGTAGGCTCGGGGTACTCGATAAGTAACGTGGACCCTAGAAACTTAACAAACACACAGAGACGTATCCTTAACAAACAAGATGTAACCCCAGAAGAGCTGCAAGTGTTCATAGATACTGGCGTAGATCTAGGACAGTTTAAAAGATCTCTTGATCATGAGATATTAGACGTAGATAGGATGGGGGGCTTCTGGTCTAAGTTTAACAAATTTACTGGGTTCATCCAACACCACACAGAACGTGTAAATAGAGAAGCGGCTTTGTTCGCTGCATTCCGTGGAGGTTTACGTAAATTATCTCCAGAGCAGAGAGCCAACCCCGACTTAGTACTTAAAGCCGCGCAGGATGCAGTCTATGATACAGAAACTACAAACGGTGGTATAGCCGCAGCCGCTGCTCCCGAACTTGGTAGAAAAAACATAGGCGCAGTTATCTTCATGTATAAACGATACGGTGTGTCGATGATCGGTATGCTTACTGAGATGGTCATGAAGATAACAAAAGGCTCCCCTGCGGATAGGCGTCTGGCGTTGTTTCAATTAGCAGGTATTTATGGATCGTCTGGTCTCTTGGCAGGGGTATACGGTATGCCCGGATTTGGATTAGCAACAACAGTCATAGACACGGTTATGGCTGCTATGGGAATGGACCCCGGCGGAGAAGACGATGACGCAAAGACAATGGCACGTGCCTACCTACATGATGGAGTATACAGAGGAGGGGTAAACTATTTTACAGGTGTTAATATATCTTCTCGTGTTGGACTTAGTGAGCTAATATATAGAGACTCCATGATGGACAGAGATTGGCCTCTGTTGTTTAGAGCAATAGAGCAGTTGGGTGGTCCTGTTGTAGGTATAACCTTAAACACAGGACGTGGAGCTACTCAAATATTAGAAGGTGCTGCTGACGGAGATATGAATAAGCTAAGACGTGGTATAGAGACTATATCTCCCGCAGCTATAAAGAATATGCAGAAGGCGGCTAGGTTTGCACAAGATGGCGGTGCATATACTATGGACGGTAAGCCTATTGTAGCTGACATTGCAGATGGACATCTAGTCGCTCAGTTTTTTGGGTTTAGCCCTTCAGCATATTCCGCGCAAATGGCGACAAATTCACAAACTATGAGGCTACAGAAAGCTATACTTAGAAAGAGAAGAAGTATCTATAACATGTACGCCAGAGCGTATTTTGATGGAGATGTTAGTGGTTTGCAAAGAGCAGGGGAAAGAATAGCAGAATATAACCAACGCTATCCGGGGTATCCAATTCTACAAGACAACCTAGAGAAGTCTATACGTGGTAGGATACGTCAACGTACCGGGGCGTACAATGGCCTCACTTTAAACCCAAGGTTAAAGAATATATTGGTAGAACAAGCTGAGAGATACGGAGATCCAACTATCTTTAATTAGAAAAAAAACCCCTACATAAAGTAGGGGCTAGTGTTGGGAGAACAATCTATAGCGCGAATATGTTTATAAACCCCTACATATTGTATACTTCCCTGTATCATGTAGTTCTCCAAATACGCAAGCCTAATTTACCGTCTTCTTCTAAAACTCGCGTTTCTATTTCCCAGTATTTCATTTTTGCAACATTCTTGGCCTGTTCTTTTGCTTTTTCTGTATTCACGCAGGGTACAAATACAGAGTAACCTACCGCCATTTTTTCCCAGTTGACGCTTATACCAACGCCATCTGGGTTCAAATCATCTATTTTAAGTACTTTCTGATTCATTTGCGCTATCAATACTAAAGTCTAATTCAAGTGCTTTACACGGTGGGATGTCAAACTTTGTACCCTTACCAAATCGCACGACTACGTTCGACTTTGCGTTCATGTCTGCCTTTAAATTTTTAACAAGCTCTGCGTAGTTTAGCTGCTGTTTAGCGCACCACTCTCGTAACGGTGTCGGACGAATGTATAACTTTCTTCTATCTGTCTCGTACCGTGCAACCAGAGATCGTGGGTTAAATTCAGGTATAACTATCTCTTCTACACCGTCACTTCTTTTATCCTGACTACTTCTTATGTGTAGAATGTTACTCCAATGCTCTGCAATAAAGTCATTCATAGTCTCAGTCACAGACGAGCCTATATCATTTACAGTATTACGCTGCTTTCGTAACAAGTCTACGATCCAGTCAAACTGTTTGTCCATAGGGTAATCTACAATACCTAACTTAGATGCTATAAGAAGTCCTACCATAGATGCCGAACACCCCGCGCTCCAGAACCTGTTCTCGGAAGTAAGCCCCGCTGCTTCGTCTATTCTCTGTCTAGCTTGTTGCATCAGACCACGAACGGTAGCTTTGTTGGCTATCACCCACTGCACGTATTCTTCAGCAAACCATCCATAGTTCTTCTTTACATCTTCAAACAAAGCGTCTGTAACAATCTTTAGCTTTGGATCAGGCTTGATCATACTAGGCACGTCTATCTCTAGTAACCGTTGCATTTCTGCTTTGGGTTCGGCCTTGCCCTGTCTAAGTAATTCCCATGCACTTGTGTTAGCTGACGAAACACTAAGCAACTCCCACGGTCTACCTCTTGTCCTTTCTTGGTTTCCACTAACAGCCAGTCTGTTCTTTTGTCTACCACCAGATAGTTGATACACAAACTTAGAGAACTCTAGTCCTGTTATGTTTGTCATCTCATCCATAGACAGCAGTATGTTATGTAAGACTTCTCCACGGTTCATCATAGCGTTGTAGGTATCGTCTCTCTGGTTCATCAAAAGTTCGGGGTGACCCCATACAGATAACGCCATCATCTGAGCCGTAGTCTTACCTACCCCTGTGCCACCAAACAAATGAACCAACATACTATTTATGCCTGTCATAGGCATCAAAGCAGTGCCAAAGCCCATACCAATAATAAACCTGTGCAACTCAAACCCGTCTTGATTGTAGAAGTTAAACAGTTCTTTCTGTCTATCGGCAGTACCTGCAGGAACAAATGCACTCACTAACCCTGAAGTTTTTGCAGATGGTGGGCTAAACTTTATATCTGTTTCTACCACCAGTCGGTCGCCCAGTACGAACTCCTCTAGTGTATCATCAGTCCATCCAAATTGTTGGTGCGCTTTATCAGCCGCCCCTTGTGCCTGTAATTCATCAACCCATCTCATAGAATACTCCATTAATAATTTTAATCCTGCACCCATAGATGTAACTCCCTGTGCAGACATGTGCTTGCGAAACTCTTCAGTGGACGACACAGAAGCTAGCGGTATGCTAAACTCTCTTACGCCATCTTTAGGTAGCTTCAGTTTATACACAGCTATCTCTCCCTGATCAGGGTCGTGTAGCCGTTTCGTTATAAAGAGATCGTTTTTATATATCTCTAAATCTTCTGGATTACCTTCGGCATCTTGTACTCTTTTATATACACCACCGTTCTTACCCCTAAAGTATGGAGCAGGGTACGTAGGCATATCTGGCTCTGGCTCTGCCTCTACTATATACTCTCCAAGATCTATCGGTGATCGTATCTTACCCCAGTGTGGGCAGCTACCGCACACATATGGGCGTCTATCATCAAAGGTAATACAGGTGTGTCTGTGACTAATACCTTCAAGCTTCTTCTGTAGCATCTCTTCGTTAAAGTCAGGATGCTCATCAGATATGGCCTTTGTCGCATACGCTGCATCCGTACAGTGTTTGGCTATAGACAGCCCCGATACCCATAAAGGTTCATCGACAAGTGATTGATACGATGCAATGTAACCTAGCTGACTACACCCCACGTTATCCATTGTCTTATGCATGATGGTCTCAAACAAGTATTCTTTATTACTCTTATGCGGAGTAAATGCTTCTGCCGAACCAAACGTATACGCTTCGTCTGTCTTATCCTCTTCATCTGGCGCAAGCGCACTGCTGAACCCTTCAAGAGAGGTTAACTCAGTACCATCTCCATATACGACTACTTCTTTAGGTGTATCGCTCTTATGGTTATGTGTTGCGGGTATACGTAAAATACTAGCGGCATCGGACGTGCGTACAGGATCGGCCCTAAGTCCCAAACTCCTACAGACACGTTTGAGCTTGTTAGCTACTGGCTCCCACTTATCACGGGACACAGGATTATCTAAGGGCCAATATACATGTACCCCATTTCCCGAGTTGACTAGTATAGGTTCAGGTAGACAAGCCTCCGCAAGAAACTCTTGTAGTGCGTCCACTGCCGCCTCTTGTGATGGGTAATCTTTCTTCTCACCACAATCTAAATCTAGGAAAAAAGAACGCATCTCTTGTACGTTGCTTTGTTCTCTACCAAGCACCATCTCCGGTGATTTTTGCTCACCCGCTTCTTTATAGGTAGCTAGTGCATAGTATATATCATAACCGTCTGTGTCATATTCATACGCAGCGGTCTCTAATTCTTCTACAGTTTTGTAGAACTGCTGTACTCTTTTGTTTCCTTTGAATCCCCAAGCACAGTATAGTCCATTGTCTCCCAAAACTGACTTTAAAAAGTCTATTGTTTTCATTATGCTACTTTCAGGTAAAAACGGTGGACTCCCACCCGAAGCCCACCGTGGTTGTGGTTAGTCTATTTTTTCTTGGTTCCCCATTTGTTGACTAATCCACTAAGGTCTTCTTCAGTTGCAGGAGCCGTAGCTTGCTCCTTAGACTTCATTTTAACGACCTTCTCTGGTTCCTTGACATCTTCCATACCGTCTTCGATTTCTGGAAGTGCGCCAAAGGATGGTGTGGTTTCTTTACCTGCAACGAAACCCCCCTCAACTTTCTTAAACGGATTGTACGATTGACGCTCCGCAAGTTTAGTAACTTGAACCTGACGTAGTCTTAGAGACACACCGTAGTTCTCTTTAGTCATGGCATAGGGTACGAACTCAACCATGATATTGACTGTGCTACCACTAGTAAGTTGAAAATCTTTTGGTAACAAATTAGCGTCAGCGTCAAACTGATCTGGCACAGGTACAACTCTGTTACTGTACTGACCTTTGATATTAGCAGACCCTTCCCAAGTGCCTTCATCAGTCTCCTTAAATATATCAGTAGGAGCCTTTAGTTCTTCAGGCCAGTTTGATCTACGACTGCCCGCATAGATCTTCTCCATACGTGTGTACAAGTCTTCAGCTACAGACTGCTCCATAATAAAGTTTACTTTGTACTGTGCGCCCGCATCGGTGGCTTTGCACTCGACCCAACCACCTTTCTCACCCGCTTTCTCATCGTATCGATATGTCTTATCGATCTTCGGGTACATTGCAGTTACGTCTGCGATTATAAAAGTTTCATTCGCCATTCTGTTCTCCTTGGGTTAAATGCGCCTCTATGGACGCTAGATCATAGCGGATAGTTTCCCTTCCCGCCCTTATGTATGTACTCCGTGGGATACGTTCTTCTTTAACCCACAACCGTACAGTCGATGGTGAGACACCAAAGTACTCTGCTATTGTTGACGAATCAACATATTTCTTTTTAGAATAATCAAACTCTAATTTATCTGTCATTTGCTTGGCTTCCTTACTGTTACTGACACATCTACAGATTTGTTTAACCCCTTTGGTAGTTTATCAGGGTTATCTTCAATAAACTCTCGTAGGTTTGTTTGATTTATTCTACGGTCAAGCAATTCAGGAACTCTATTCTCCAAGACAAATGCGTGGAAATGATCCCAATCATATGTCCAATATTTTTCCTTGCTTGTTTTGTAGACCAAACCTTGAGCAGTCTTAACGCTCTCAACACCCTGCTCATCACAATAGTTTAGTAGTGCCGCTTTGAGTTGAGTTTGCGCTTCTACAAGTTCCGCATCTTCTTTCTTAAACTTAGTAGAAAGCTCTGAACGTTTGGCTCTAATGTTTAAGTATGCGCTTGTAAGGTTCTCTATTGATACAGACACGATTATTCTCCGTTATACGATTTTTATTGTTCTATACGTCATATAGTGAGCTACAGCTTATTAGTCAAGTAGCTCTTGATAAAGATTTATTATTTGTGAATGCACGTTTATTTTCTTATCAAGTAACGTATACATTCTACGTTCTGCCACAGAGCCTTCTAATTGAATAACTGTACATCTGTTTTTCTGCCCTGCCCGATGTACCCTAGCGTTTGCCTGTGCATACGTCTCTAGGGAAGGAGTTGGTGACCACCATACGACAGTGTTTGCCGCCGTAAGAGTTACCCCATGTGCGGCACTTTGCGGTTGTATAACCAATACCCGGGGGTTCTCATCTCCCTGAAATCTCTTGAACGTGTCTGCACGTTTTGGTGCACTGACCGATCCTTGTATGACCTCTGTGTTTATACCATCTTTCCGCAGACGGTCAGTTAGTATCTGAATAGTATGTTTAAAAGGTACAAAGATAAGAACCTTGTGTTCAGTCTCGTCTATGACCTCTCTTAGAACCTTATACCTGTTGTCTATGTCGAACGCTATAACGCCTCCGTCATCGGTGTATGCCGCACCAGAACTTATCTGTAAGAGTTTGTTAAGTGCTACCGCCGCGTTTACTGCCGTTATACTATCATCCGTTAACTCTAACACCATTTCCCGTTTTAGTTTATCGTAGTATTTCTTTTGTTGTGAGGTCAGCGCCACCCTACGTTTTACATACAACATGTCAGGTAAATCCATACACTGCTCTTTTGTAAATCTAATCGCGGGTTGCAAGGCGGCATGAACTACATTTATGGCAGATGGTTTTGGAACCCAAGTAAACCTTGATAGTTGTTGCATTACTTGGTCTCTAAACCCACTAAAGAACCTCGGTACACTTAAAGGATTTACGAGTTTAGCTAGACCATATGCATCCAACGGACTTTGTGCTGCGGGCGTACCCGTCATCATCCACAGACCACACCCTGTCTTTTCAACGATACGATTTAATACCTTCCATCGTTGCGACTGCGGGTTTTTGTAGTGTGTAGCCTCGTCTACAATTATCAAGTCAAACCCTGATTTCTTTATAGCGTCCTCTACGATTTTAACACCGTCATAGTTTATCATTACGAAACGCGCACTGCTGGACAGTACTCTTTCTCTTTTAGACTTCTCTCCGTACGCTATATCTGATGACCTGTGCGGCGCAAACGTCTGTATGTCTTGTTGCCATGCACTATCCATGATTGACAGAGGGCATATCACTAGCACCCTATGTAGTATGTTCTGATCCATCAAAAAATCTGCTGCCCAAATAGCACTGGCAGTTTTTCCTGTGCCTTGCTCGTTAAAGCAGAAACCCTTTTTGTTTTCAGTTAAAAAAGTTGCCGTTTTCTTTTGATGTTGAAACGGTTTATACTCTCCCGTCCAGTCATATAACTCATCCATGAGCGTGGTAACTGGCCTCGCGTTTGTTCTTCCCAATTTGTTCTCCTTGTTATTATCAATAATAACTTACTTCTTTTTTGGCTTACTCATACGCCCACCTGCGGCTCTATTTTTCTTTGGGCTTTGTAGAGTGTAACCGTCTTTATTTGAGCCGCCTCTGCTTAATGCTTTTTTGTGTGCAATATCTTTGCCTTTACGATTTACTCTTTTCTTATCCAGACTTCTCCTTGCACGTTGGCGTTCCATCCGGTCCTCATGTTCGCCTCTGGCTTTCTGTTGTTTGTACTCTTTCTTATATGGTCGTGGTTTATTTTTGTAAGGCATGATTAGTTCCTTCCGTTGTGGACACATTCTAGTACGGGGCAGTGATGGTAACACAGCCCTGAAGGTCTCGGGTTCCATACATCTGTCTCATATGCTTTTTCCATTCTAGCATACTTCTTTAACCATTTCCCCCACAAACTAAAACTGTTCTCTATTTTGTATTCGGCTTCTATTATTTCGTTAGCAACGACAAACAACAGTGCCGCATTAATATGTTTTATCTCTGGAAATTTTTTAAAAATACTTAGAGCCATAAGCTCAAGCTGACCCTTATCAGCATATCTTGTAGACTTGCCTGTCTTATAATCTACGATCCACGCTCGCTCTGCCAGTGTGTCTATAATCGCAAGGTCTACGATACCACGGAACCAGACATCTTTGTCTCTGAACCCACAAGGTTTCAACTCCTTGGTAAGTCCTAACTTTTGCTCAGTTAACTTATTACCTCTAATCCCCAACAGCTCGTCCAATGTTCCTTTAACGTACATAAACTTCTCTGGGAGTGGCTTGTCTTCTCCAATGTAATCTTCTGCCGCTTTGTGCATTGCAGTTCCATACAACATTGCATCTGTTTCAACGACAGGATGTTCCTTCAATACAGTCACATGATAAAACTGTTTGGGGCAAGTCTCGAAAGACTTTAATCTACTAAACGACCAAGATGCCATTATTCGCAATCTCCATAACTCTTACCTATACCGCTTTCGCAATCGATAGGTAGACCTGCGGCCCAATCAGGTGTCGTACGCATACAGCTCTCTATATATTCCCGTGCTTCTGCTGCGAGCTGGTTAGGTACGCAACATACGATACTATCATGGACGGTTAATACTACTCTATATTTTTTAGCTATTTGTAACATTTGATGCCCTATAATACAACGAGCAATAGCTTGGCATACATTCTCGACTACCTTGCCACCGTATATTCTAGTACGACCTTGGCGTGTTTTATAATGGTACTCAGTTCGCCCGCCTTCCGTAGTAGCATCTAGATCAGTGTAAGACATCTCTAGCTGTGATGGCAAAACGATTGCCCGGGAAGATACGTTAACGTCAAGCACTCCAGACCGACCAAACCTGAACAAATTGCCACTGTGCATTTCTTTTATGCACCTGTTTGCCGCTTGCCACAAATCTCCAATGAATGGATACGTCTCTCTGTATACAGATATAATCCGCTTCGCCTCCGCCTCGGGTACTTCATACCCAAAGGTCTTGAGTTGCGCTCCGAACTTCACATACCCCATACCGTATCCCGCTCCCAAGATCGTGGTCTTTCCTACAAATCTCTGGTCTTTGGTAACTTGGTCTTCGGGGACGGCGTAAATGGAACTAGCCATCTTTATGTAGACATCTTCACCGTTGGCGAACTGATCAACCAAGTCGTCCTGCTCGGACAGCCAAGCTAACACTCGCGCTTCAATCTGAGAACTGTCTGCATCTATAAGAGTATGACCAACTGGCGCTATAATACTCTTCTTTAGTTTCTTACCATTGACACCGCGACTTGGTAGATTCTGTAGATTTATCTTATCATCTCCACCCCATCTCCCTGTATGTGCGGCATAGTAACGGACGGGTACAGGGAGCAGCCCGCGTTTTGCAATAGAGATAAACCTCTCTGTACGTGTTTCTTCCAAAGTGCTTTTAGTACCCAGTCGAGCGGCAACTAGGGATTGAACCTTATCGCTCTCATGTTCTGCTAACGCCTTGAACCCTTCATCTGATTTTGCAAATGCAAATGTTGCTTTGCCTGTGGTTGGACTTACTTTCATGGGCGGTTCTACACCGAGACTTATCAGCAGTGCGGCAAACTTGGGGTTGGACATCAACTCCTCTTTCGCTACTCCTGCTCCTTCCAATAACGCCTCCTTACGTGAACGTGTCTCAGTAAGATGTTCTTGTAGCCCAGCCAAATCAAGACGTAGCGTTGGCTCTATATACATTCTTAATGTAACGTCTATTAGTTCTAATTCTTGTTGGGGAAAGTTAGGTAACATCAGCTTGAATATGTCATACGTTAGATCAACATCGTTTATAGCATAGTCAGCAAATCGAGATAACTCCTCGGTAGTGAAGTCATCTATATGTTTACCCATTGTGTTCTGTATTTCTGTACCTTTGACTCCAACACCATACCTTTCGGCTACGTTTTTTAGCGATACACTTTGATCTACACCATGTAATGCTCTCGCCATACACAGGGTATCAAGCCAAACTTTTGGACGTACATCATATAACCAGTCCAATATCGCACCGTCAAACATCGTGTTGTGACAGAGGATGGCGCACCCAGAGAAGTCTGCTTCTGTTAGGAAACTCTTGACTCGTGCAGCACCCTCTATCCAAAACGTAGGTCTGTCACCTATCTTTATTGCAAGCCCTATGACCTCGAACCTTTTATCACGCACGTATTCTTCAGTCGTTAACTTGCGTAACGAGTATTCTCTGTCGTAATAAGTTTCGAAGTCTAGAGTTACAAAGTTCACAGTTGAGAAATCTCACCGCCCAAAGACATATACCCACAGACATCTACATAGTTGTCTATGTTCTTTGTGCCGTCACCGTGTAACCTCGCTACTTTCATCAAGGCCAACATGATCGGTACGTCATCAACAGATATAAAATCTCTAAGTCCAAGGTGCGCGTTCCAGTATGCCGCCATGAGTACAAAGTTGTTCTCGGCATCGCCATGCTGTTCGGCTCTATCTCCGTTGACTAAATTCTTTGCTGTATCCAGTACATCGGACCTAGTTAATTTATCTGGCGCATCTAATATTTCTTGCGGTGTTCCAATTCGTTTTTTAATACTCAGCGCATAAGTGTAAGATATACCCACGGCCTCGGCTAACTCTTTAGCTGTCGCGCTTTTGTTTAGAAGTAAATACTTCCACGCCTTTTCTTGTTTCTTACCCATACTTGTCTCCCATTAACAGTATATGTGTCTTCCTGCTTCTTGCAGTTTCTTTGTATATTTTTTCAATTCACGTCTTGCTCTTGCTAGATCGTTTTTGACGTTTGGATGACTATCCAACCTATTACTTTCTACTTCATATTTATTAGCTTCGTTACGTAGAAACTGTAACTCTGCTTCCTCTTCTTTCGTTAAGCTCTGCATCATCTTCCCTCAATAGTTCAGTTATACTGGATAGATTATCTTCATTTATAACCAGAGCTATCCCTCCCTGACTATCAATATCTTTCAGGTTCTTCATCTGTAACGCTGTGGGTTTATTATTTCCCGCTTTTGTTTCAATACCAAAGAACCTACCTCTGTAGCATCCAATGATATCGGGTACACCGCTACGTCCATACCCACCTGTCATCGGAAAGAAATAGTACGCACCCATTTCTTTTAACTTGTTCGTAACTCTACGTTTTACTTTTGCTTCTGGTGTCATTGTAATCTCCACACTCGAAAACCTTCGCCTTCTTTTCTAGATCGTGACACTTTATTATGGGCGACCTTAGTTCCACCTATTTTTGGTGTCCAGTAACGTCTATGTATGGCGTGTTGTAATCCTTGAGCCTCGGCCCGCGAAGCAACCAGTACGCTATCTTCCACAGACATCTTCTCAACTATATCAGCCCATCTTCCTTTTATTTTACTCATGGGTATCTCACTAGTTACTTCATATAAAATTCTATTCTGTTTCCTCAGTATTTCGTAGATGGCGTTTGAATAGGGATTAGCCATCGATCTTACCTCACCATTTTTATCAATATACCTTACACCCATCTTACCCTCACACAGCTTTCATTACTTCTAAATGTTTCTGTTCATACCCATAGTCTGCTATAAACTCACGCATCTTTTCCCTAGCTTCTTTTAGTGTATGGAAATACAAAACTGTGTTACCCTCTTTACCCAAAGGCACGTTGCTCATAATAAGTGCATACTTCATACCTGTTGCTCTCCTTTTATCTTTGTCGGGGAATTGACGAAACGCGTACTGCTTATCCCTGTTCAAACGCTTCTGTAAAATTACGAACGGTCTTCGCTTCTGCCATTCTTCTACACCTTTGGCATGAGCGGCAGATATGACGTTGACTAACTTCTTCTCGTAGTTACGTCTTTTACCTACAGAGACCTCTACATCTGCGATAGGTGCGTTCGCCGGTATCGTGAAAGCATTGTCACACACAGACACATCTAAGCCAGACTTCAGAGAGGCAACAATATTGCTTATCTCTTCTTCACCAATACTATCAAAGTTCTTGTCTACTATTGCTGACGAAGTAAACTCGTCCACTATATCCAGATCTATGTCATCCCAGTCTTGTAGTTCTTTGTTAGTTACGAAAGGTATCGAATGGTATGGCCTACTTTTTTTTGTAGGTTTATGCCATCTTCTAGCACGTATATTACGTAACCCTTGTTCTTCGTCTTCAAGCTGTTTACGTAAACTATTCATTGTGCGGTCTCCTCGATAATGAACAAACCAATTCGACTCTCCGCACTGACAGTGTTTTCGGGAAAAACAACCTTTGCAAAAAACCCGCCCACCGCTGTCTGGGGCTATCAAAAAAACTGGCATCGGT